TATCTGTAGCTTAGATGGTATCCCAAATATCAGCCTTGCAAAAAAATACGTTTTGCAGGGCGGTTTAGTTGTGCCCTTTTTGATCTGTGCTGGACCGGTACTTACTTTCACACTAATTCCTTCCTCGTTCTATCATCATTCTACACAAATAACTGCGATCATCATTTACCGCTCAGCATCAGCTTAAATGCATCAAACCTTTTTATGTTGTATTCAGAAGAATGTCTAATTGCGTCTTGTAAACAAAATAAAACCCATAACTTAGGAGATAAAGTTCTAAACAATGCTCCCTTATCTTTCAGGTATTTCTTTGTGTCTCCTGTATTCCATGTCGAATCTCGTTCTTCTGTAAGTTCTGCTATATAAGCCGGATATGCGTATATTTTCAACCCCTTATTCAAACAAGAAGACAAAAACAAATTATCTTCTCCGGCACAATGCTCAGTTCCCCCACCGAAACATTGATTGAAATAAATTCCGTTTTTCCGGATCGCACTCAAGTTAAATGCAACTCTCGCTGCTCCATACCGTAAATAATTCATGCGTGTAACTCTTTGTTTCTTTTTAATAACATATCTTTTATTCACGCTATGCGGTTCCAAGAGATTAAACACTATAATATCCGCTTTCGGACACTCCGCAAATGCTTTTTTGATGATTTTGGGATACCCATCAACATATACCATGTCATCATCTGCAATCAAGCATATATCTGCGTTCGCACGCATTAATGCGTTGTTCCTATTAAGACCGACCCCACGTTCATTAAAGGTCAAATATGTAGCAGCAAATCCATTATAATCAAATTTTTCTACCGCATCATAATCAGCTTGATTACCAACAATGACATCTGATTGAATATTCATTTTTCCAAGCAGGCAATGATCTTTTTGATGCATCGCAGCAACTAATACTTGGATATTCACAAGCAGTAACGCCTCCTATATTTTTTGAACAGCAACTACAAAACTTTTCCATATTGATAGATTCACCGTATTTTTTATATACTCTGTACCCATTCTTTATAATGCTGTTCGTACAGTTAGCATTTTACAACCTCCAGTATTTCATACCGCTTTCTTTCAGTTCAGCTACCTTGTAAAGTCCCTTTACATCTATAAGCACCTTTTCTGTATCTGCGGTATTCTTGAATAGTTTCTTTATATCATCCAGACTGAGTGCCTTAAATTCATTATGAGCAACCGCAACGATAACGCAATCAGCATCCCTAACATCTTCAAGTTTCGTCAGCGTAACGCCATATTCGTGCATCGCATCTCTATCACTTGCCCAAGGATCAACTACAATCGGTGCAATTTCATATTCAGCAAGACGTTTGATAATATCATCAACCTTGGAATTTCTTGTGTCGGGGCAGTTCTCCTTGAATGTCAAGCCAAAAATAACAACCTTTGACTTCTTTGGAGCTTGTCCTACAGCAATCATATTCTTGATAGCAGCATCAGCAACGAATTTGCCCATAGAGTCATTGACAATTCTACCATTGAGGATAATCTGGCTATGGTAGCCGAGTTTTTCTGCTTGATATGTAAAATAGTAAGGATCAACGCCGATACAATGACCGCCAACAAGACCAGGACGGAAACCGAGAGCATTCCACTTGGTATTCATCCCGTCAACAACCTCATTGGTATCAATGTCCATTTTATCGAAAGCCATAGCAAGCTCATTCATAAAGGCAATATTGATGTCACGCTGGCTGTTCTCAACAACTTTAACCGCTTCTGCAGTTCTCAGATTGCTCACGGGGTAAGTGCCAACTTCGATAACAATATCGTACACCGCTTTAATGGTTGCAAGAGCTTCATCATCACAGCCAGATACGATCTTGGTTATATTTTCAAGTCTGTGAATCTTATCACCGGGATTGATTCTTTCGGGAGAGTAACCGACCTTAAAATCAACACCGCATTTCAATCCGGATTCTCTTTCCAAGATCGGAATACATACATCTTCCGTACAACCGGGATACACCGTAGATTCGAACACAACGTAAGAACCCTTGGTAAGATTTCTACCAACGATTTCAGAAGCACCTACAACAGGAGTTAAATCTGGGGTATGATCTGTGTTTACAGGTGTAGGAACAGCAACGATATGAAACTTTGCCTTTTTCAGATCTGCCTCATCAGAAGTGAAACAAACTGTGGTGTTTTTGATCGCTTCATCGCCTACTTCTTTCGTGGGGTCAACACCTTTTTTGTAAAGTTCAATTTTTGCCTTGTTCAAGTCAAAACCAATAACATCTATGCCTTTATTTGCAAAGGCGACTGCAATCGGCATGCCAACATATCCGAGTCCCACAAGGGACAGCTTTTCCTCATTTTTTACAAGTCTATCGTAAAAAGACATATCTAAATTCCTCCGAAATAATATTTATATTTTTTTGTTTTCATAATTACCTTGCTTAAACTCCTTGGAGAACAACTTTGTTATTCCGACTATAGAACCAAGACCATAGGCAATATGAAATATTGGGAACAATACTGTAAGCGCAAAAAATTCTTTTAACGTTTCTGCTTGTTTGATCGAGAACACTATATCCAATAACAGATATAAAGCTATTTCCGCACCAAGCAATGCCGCAAACAACGGATGAATAAAACTGAAGATTCCAAGACCAACAATCGAAAGCACAAAGGCAAACGGAATGAAATGCCGTAATCCCATAGAACCGGGACAAAGTTTCATCGTGATAATATTCCATATTCCGTTTTTTCTTGCCATAGCAGAAATCCCCTTAATAGAGTCTCGGCAATAGTAAGAAAGATGGATGTCATTAGAAAGGTATATCTTTCCACCGTTTTTGCGAATACGAAAGTTCATCTCGTTATCTTGGTTTCTAACCAAGCGTTCATCGTACCCACCATATTGGGAAAACACATTTCTTTTGAACGCTCCAAACGGAACTGTGTCAACATACCCATTCTCTCCGTTGGTTCGGAACTGCGAATTACCAACTCCAAATTTAGATGAGAGCATTTTAGCAATGGCATTTCCCATAAAACCATTTGCTTTAGTCTCTGCTACTCCACCGACGTTTTCTGCATCGGTATTTTCCAAATAGTAAATACACTTTGAAATATAGTCCCTCGCATAATCTGCATGGGCATCCAATCTCACTATGTACTTTCCTTTTGAAGCAGCTATACCAATATTCATGGCGTAGGGAACAATCTTATTTGGATTGTTATACACCTTAATCAGTGATGGATATTTTTCCTGATACCTATTCAAAATTTCAACTGTTCTGTCCTTTGAGCATCCATCAACAAATATCCATTCCATCTTGTCAATCGGATAATCTTGTAACAACAACGAATCAACACATTTCTCAATATATTGTTCTTCGTTATATACGGGCATAACAACCGAAACAATAATTTCTTCTGTCATACTTCGATTTCCTCTTTTTCTTGGATGACCTCATAATCACCCTTATATTCTTTACCAAGCACTGCAAACACGGTCATAAACATCAGCTTAATATCATTCCAGAGAGAAAACTGCTCAATCTGTTTCAAGTTATAATACATCTTTGCGGGCAAGATTTGTTCCACATAAACTTTGTCAGTATCCTCAACACCGTCAAGCAGCTTTGCTTCGTCCTTATAAAGAATACTTGCAAGACTTGTAACACCTGCAGGAAGCAGTAATGTGGCCATCATTTCTGGCGTGTACTGCTCCGTATATTTCGGAGTCTCGGCTCTGACAGACACCAGGGTCATCGTGCCTCGCCACACGTCCAAAAGCTGACTTATTTCATCTAATCGGCATCCTCTGATAAGTTTACCGACACGGGTTACTCTCGCATCCTGATTTACCGTAACCTGCGAACCCTTATCCGCCCCCTGGCACATGGAGCGAAATTTGAATATGCGGAATTTTTTATTATATTGGGTAACACGGACTTGACGATAAAACACCGGTCCCTTGCTATCAATCTTTATCGCTATTGTCAGTATTAAGAATACCGGGGATAAGATAATGAGCATAATTGAAGAAGCAACTATGTCGAATACTCTCTTAAAAAACAAACTCACTTGCTTCTTTTTGAGAATATCATAATATTTTCTAACTTCTTCGGTCTGCATTTCGGGTGGGAGTTTGTCCCATTTTTTGAGCATCATTTTATGTACTCTCCCAAAACTTCTTTGTATGCAGCGATCACATAATCCACATCCTCATCCGTCAGGCAAGTATGGATGGGCAATGTGATCTCATTTGCAAAATGAGCATACGCATTGGGATAATCGGCAATATTAAATCCCAAATTTTTATACGCTGTGTGCATCGGTAACGGTTTATAGTGAACATTAGTTGCAACACCGTGTTCTGCCATTTTAATGATAATTTCATTTCTCTGTTCAGCAGTAATACCGGGTACTCTGGTAATGTAAAGGTGTCCGGATGATTGAGCATTGTTTGTGTAATGTGGCAGAGATTCTACGCCCAACGGTTTGAACGCCGCATCATATCTGCCGATAATCTCTTTTCTGCGCTTCAGCATATCGGAATAACGCTCGAACTGTTTCAGTCCAATCGCTGCAGCAACATCGGTCATATTGCATTTATACCACGTTCCCACAATATCGTATTCCCACGCTCCCATCTTTGTCTTAGCGAGAGCATCTTTTGATTGACCGTGCAGAGAGAGCAGCTGCAGTTTTTTATATATTTCCGCATTGTCGATACCGTCAATGGTACGCCATGTCAGCGCACCGCCTTCTGCGGTTGTAAAATTCTTAACAGCATGGAAAGAGAAACTTGAAAAATCGGCAATCGCTCCTGCCATTTTCCCATTACGGCTTGCTCCAAAGGAGTGAGCCGTATCTGCCATAATTGCAACCCTGCCAAGTGCTTTCTGAATATCACTATTTGCGTGGAACAGTTCTTTCTTACGTTCCACAATTTCATATAGTTTATCGTAATCACAGACCACACCGCCAAGATCAACAGGAATGATGGCTTTTGTTCTTTCTGTAATCGCGGCTTCTACAGCATCATAGTCCATCTCAAAGCTGTCTTTTTGAGTATCAATCAAAACGATGGTTGCGCCAATATGATCAATGATGGAAGCTGATGCGGTGTATGTATAGGCACTTGTTATTACTTCGTCTCCGGGCTTTACGCCAAGAACCCGAAGTGCCATTTCAGCACAAGCAGTTTGCGAGTTAAGGCAAACGCACATCTCTGTACCTACGTATTTAGCAATCATTTTTTCAAGTTGCTTTGTTCTCGGACCGGTAGTAATCCAACCGGAACGGAGTGCTTCTGCAACTTCTTGAATTTCGTCCTCAGAAATATCGGGAGGACTGAAAGGAATCAATCTATCTAATGCAGCCATTCTTATATACCTCGCTCTTTATATCAATCAGTTTTTTTATGCGGAAGATGGATTAGAAGAAGCTCGGCTTTGCTCCAAACTGCTTCTCGTGTTCTTTTACCCAATTCGCATCCATATCTGTTTGGGGAGATTCCCTTTTTTTGAGTTCCAGAACGATTGTCCCATCATTTGCGCTGATGGAAGAAACAGTACAATTTTCCTCCATATCACTTTGCTCAAAATCTTCTTTGGATGAAAACGATTTGCTTTCCCCCTCATATACACAAATAAAATCGCATTTGATTTTCTCTAAAATCATGTTCAATTCGTAGTTCATATCAAAACTTCCTTTCAAAGTTCTCATCCAACCGCTTCCACGGTTTCTTTCGCAGCATATTCATTGATAACTTTCATTTGTTCGATGAAGGCTTGCTTCTTTCATGCAGAATAAAGCGATAAGCGAAACGAACTGCCAGCACAAGTAGAAATTGAATTGAAATACCTATTATGTAGTAGGAGATTGGCATACGTTGAAAAATCAAAGTAATGGCACTTGCATGAATTACACCGGTTATAGCAGAAGATGCTACTATCCTCATCAACTCGTCATAACTGGCAAATCTCCATACGCTTTTGTAGAGGTGTGCCAACTTGAAAACAACAAAACACACCACTGTGTAGATAGGCACAAATTTCAGCCACGCTATCAAATATTCACTTGGAATTTTGGAGTATTCACAATCGAACCGCAGCCACAACGATAAAAAATACGCTCCGTTTACAGCAATAACATCGTAGGCAAATAGTAAGAATGATACCATATGCCAATGCTCAAACCCGAAGCGTTTACCTTTCCTGCTGTGGATTGATTCACTAAGCTAATTGTTTTTTTGATGGTTTTGTTAAAACCTTTCTTTTGTACTTCATATTTCTTCCCTCGCCAAATTATTAACTAAACTTCTTTGAGAGAAGTAAGGTTTTCCCCCAAGAGGAAATGTTAAGTTGTCAAAACATCTGTTTTAGGAGAAACGACTTAAGCCGAGCTTGCTTTTGCAACGCTCGGCTAATTCAACCTCCTTATTAAATTTTGTACGCTTATCAGATTGGGTCAAAATAAGCAATCAAGAAGTCAATATTGACCTTCAAAATCTGTATCTTGCCTTTTCAACCTCGCACAAAACCTCATAACGAAATTGAATTAACCAGCGACAACCCTTAAAAAATCAACAGATTTCTCGGTTGTCTCTATATATACCTCTTTCCCCTTTAATATATTAAACAATTCCGGCAGTTCGTCGAGACTTGTTGACCGCAATATTCTGCCATACTTATTCAATCTCACGTCGTCCGGCAGCAGGTCTTCGTTTTTGTCCTTCCGGTTGTCCATAGAGCGAAATTTGATAAACTTGAAAATTTTTTCATCTTTGCCCGGTCGTTCCTGACAGAAAAATGGATTGCCCCGCATTTTAATCGCACCCAGCACGGTGAGAATCAGCAGCAATGGGGAGAGCACAATAATGGCGCACAGCGAAAGGAAGAAATCCAGGAAACGCTTTATATACTTGGCATACATTTATGTAACCTCACTCAAAGCATCGCTTAATCACATCAATCACAACGTCCTGTTGCTCCGGAGTCATCTTGTTGTCGCTCGGCAAACAGCAGCCTCTCGCGAATATATCCGCACCGACATCAGCCACTCCACCGGCAATATAGGCATTCGTCTTTGCTCGACCGCTGCCTTTAACGGTCACAAACTCGTTCATGCGGTACATTGGCTGCATGTGCATGGGCTTCCAAATCGGGCGTCCTTCCGCATTGATGGAGCTTATCGCTTCCAGTATCTCCGTCGGGCAGCTCTTGCCATGCTCCGGTGTATACAGCGCAGTGCTGTCGTCTCTGACCTGCTTGCACATATAGTCCTTGTCGATGATCAATGCGGACAGCCAGTAATTCGGCTCACAGCCCTCGACAATCGGATTCATATGTATCGGCAGATCCTTCAATCCGTCTCTGTACCTCTCATAAATTGCCTTTTTCTGAGCGATATGTTCCTCCAGATACGGATATTGACCTCTCACCACGCCGGCAATCACATTGCTCATGCGGTAATTGTATCCAACCTCTTCATGCTGATACCATGCAGCATTCTCGCGCGCCTGTGTGGACCATTTTCTCGCTTTATTTGCGTCATCGATAGAATTTGTCAAAAGACATCCGCCGGAACTTCCTGTGATAATCTTGTTGCCATTATAAGAAATCGCAGAGTAGTCACCAAAAGAGCCGCACGGCTTGCCTTCCCATGTTGCTCCCATTGCTTCCGCCGCATCTTCAATCAGCAGCGCACCGTGAGCCTCACAGATTTCCTTGATTCTACCAATGTCTCCGGAGAAGCCATACAACTCAGCACAGACCACCAGTTTCACATCCGGGTACATCTCGAATGCTTTTTCCAAGGCAACCGGATCCATGTTCCAGGATTCCGCATCCGTGTCGATGAATACCGGAATGCCGCCCTCGTAGACCACTGGATTGAGCGTGGCATCAAAGGTCATGTCCGAGCAGAACACCCGCTTGCCCTCGACCGCGCCGTGACCGATTGCCGGTTTGCCGTAGAGCTTCTCCCCTGCCAACTTCACACAGAGGTGCAATGCTGCCGTACAGCTTGAAAGTCCGACCGCATACTTGACTCCAGCTTTTTTGGCTGCGATCTTCTCTACCTCGTTAATGTTCGCGCCGACTGTGGACATCCAGTTGGTTTCATATGCTTCCGTTATATATTTGAGTTCTTCCCCGTGCATGGTTGGACTTGCCAGCCACAACTTGGATTCGAACGGCTTTATATCATCTCGTTTTACAAACATCTATTTATCCTTCTTCTTTTCCAGCGTCAGTTGGCAGGTACTCTCATCTCACCATGCGTTGTCAGTAATATTGGCCGAGAACCTGTCTTTAAATGCCATCCTATTGATAAGTTATTATAATCTATTCGCATTTGGCCGTCAACAATTTTCTAATGGATACATACATTTTCCACTTAACTGATCATCAAACTGCAGCGACCTCGCGGCGGTTTTGCATTTCGGCGGCTTTCTCTGCGCTTTTGTTTACTTCCTCCGGATTTTTAAATGTCGGAACTACTTTTCTCAGCGCGTCACGAACCGCGTCGTCGTTCTCCAATTCACAAGCCTTCCGGAGAATCTCCAGCTTCCCGGAAATCTCCTCTTCGCTCAGAGGTGTATCCCGCTCCACAAAGATCAGGCTGTTGTCGGTCTTGTCCAGCTCCTCTGTCTTGACCAGCAGTTCCTCGTAGAGTTTTTCCCCCGGCCGCAGTCCGGTCTCCACGATTTCAACGCCCTGCACACCGGACAGGCGGATCATATTCTCCGCAAGATCCAGAATGCGTACCGGCTGCCCCATATCCAGCACGAACAGCTCGCCGTTTTTCGCCATGGCGCCGCTGGCCAAAACCAGCTGGCTGGCCTCCGGAATGGTCATAAAGTAGCGAACAATGCGCTTATCCGTAACGGTTACAGGGCCGCCGCTGGCGATCTGCCGCTTGAACAGAGGAATCACAGAACCGGCTGACCCCAGCACATTGCCAAAGCGTGTCGCGCTGTACTTCACCTTGCCGCGGATGCTCGCGCTCTGAACCATCATCTCGCATATGCGCTTTGTAGCGCCCATGACGTTGGTGGGATTCACCGCCTTGTCCGTGGACACCAGCATAAACCGCTCCGTGCCAAATTCCTCGCAGAGCTCCAGCACATTCTTTGTGCCAAACACATTGTTCTGCACTGCTTCGACGCAGTTGTGTTCCATCAGCGGCACATGCTTATGGGCAGCTGCATGGATCACGATCTGAGGGCGGTATGTACGGAATACCTTCTCCACCGCCCGCTTATGGGTGACGGACATGATCTCAAGCCGCACATCCAGCTTCCCCAGATAAGCAGTCCGCAATTCCTGCTGAACGTCATAGGCTCCATTTTCATAGATATCCAAAATGATGATCTGCTTCGGTTCCATCCTGGCCAGCTGCCGGCAAAGCTCGGAGCCGATGGAGCCGCCGCCGCCCGTAATCAAAATGACCTTACCGCGGTAATAGGCCTTCGTCCGCGCGTCGTTGACCGCCACGGGCTTGCGGAAGAGCAGTTCTTCGATGTCAAATTCCCGCAGATGCCGCTTTCCGCCGGCAGTCTGGATCGCCGGGTAATCATATACCTTGATTTTATACCCCGCCTGTTTGTAGTGCTCATACAGGCTCTTCTTCCGCTTGTCATCCAGACTGGGAATGGCAAAAACGACCTCCTGGATACCGAGCTCACCAAGTCGGTTCAGGGTTGCCTCATTTTCCAGCAGAACCGGAATATTGTGGATCCCCCGTCCAGCCTTTGTTCTGCTCACATCCACAAAACAGCAGGGCACATAAGCTGAACCGGCATTGTTCAGCAGTTCCTCCGCCAGACTGACACCCACGCGTCCTGCCCCAATGATTGCAATTTTGATTTTGGCGGCTTCAGTGCTCCGCTCCCCGGCAATCTTGCTGCCCGCAAAGAATTTCAGTGCAAACAGCAGAAATCTGCCCAAAGTTGTCGTGTCATTACCGCACTTAAAGGCATATCGGTAGAACATGCGCATGGTGAGACAGCCCAGCAGGTTCACGCACGCGACCGCCAGCAGTCTTGAAAAAGCAATGTGCTGAATCGGCAAAATCCGCTCTGCCAGCAATGTCGCCACGAAAGCGATGGCATCTGTTACGATCAGCCGGATATAGCACTGGATCCCGCCGTATCTCCAGATTTGGCCATACACATTTCCCGCTAACCTGGAAATGAAAATGCACGCAAACGCAATTCCCATTTGAAGCGCGATATTCCAGGTTGGCAAACTGCTGCCGGAAAAAACAAGCAGCAGCAGATCGGCCAGTACCAGTATGACAATGTCATAGGCGACCAATTGCCAGCGAATGTTTATCTTCTTCATACCTCTTTTTACTCCTTATATTCTGTAAAACCGGAAGTACCCCGCAAGGAAGTCCTTAGCGCCGTTGTCTGCGCAAAAGCACGGTCTTCCAGCCAAAGCCGCGCATCTTACACGCCGCAAATGATCAAATGGAGGCGGGCTTGTATACCAAAATAATTGTATATTGGAGCCTTTTCCGTATCAAATCGGTATACCGTCTGCATTATACAGCAGCCAGGAACAAAATCCGACGAAAGGACAGATATACTTTTTTGAATTATATCTTCTTTCGTGTCTTATGTCAAGTATTCAACAATACCAAATCGATTCTAAAATGACCGCTTAACATCATTAAAAATGCAGGCAGCAGGCAAAATTCTCCATTTTTTCACGTTTTTTATAATCGACAAAAAACGCCTCCCCGTCTCCAAAAGATGAGGCGGGACGCCGCCAACATCCACTTTTCTATCATAGTTTCAGTGCTTTAAAAAAGCAATAAAACTATCATTTTTTTCAATGGTGTGGCGGTGCGGCCAAAATTTCTGTCTTCACGGCATTCTCCCAAAATGCCGTTCCTGTATTTTGCGGATCATGCACTGATAGTTCCGCCGCTGAAAATCCTCGCCGGACTGCTTATTAGTAAAATCCGTGTCAATCTGAGGAGAAAGCACACTGGCTCAGATTGACACGGATGATTTCCTTTTGGTTGTTTCAGTCCGCCAAAGACAGCTCTGCGTCGCCGCGTCCGCCCATGAAGGAGGACAGGTAACCTGCCTTCAAAGGCGCGGGCTTTTCAAAGGTGGACTGCATGGCATACCTCATGCCGGATTCGGCAGAGACGTCCAGTCCACACAGAACCTCCTGGGCATGCAGGGCCATTTCCTTGCTGCACCGGTTGGGGCGGTTATGGCGGATGGCCCAGGCCATCTCTGCGACCCCAATGCCGCGGTGGCCGTAAGCATAGTCAAACTGCGTGGGATCAGGCAGAATCGGCTTGCCGTCATAACCATGGGTCAGCGGGATTTCACAGGAGCCTGTTCCCTCCCGAACCAGGGTGACGCCGCCGCCGAAGGTATTGGGGTCGCCGATATCCAGGTAACCCTGGGTGCCGAAAACAGTGAATACATTCTTGGTGGCGTTGGTGCTGTTGCCGTTGAAATGGATGCTCGCAAGGACGCCGCTTTCAAATTCCAGGCTTCCGGACAGCACATTGTTCCCGGGGATCTGCCACTGCTCTCCCGGCTCGTTCCGGTGCAGCAGCTGGACGGAATGCTTCAGAGCGGGCGCGCCGAAGCCGCACAGCGATCTCACCGGTCCCAGCAGGGTCAGCAGGGATTGTACATAATAGATGCCTACATCGTGGGGCAGCGCCCCGCCCTGATCGCGCAGGAATCGGAAGGTCTCGGAGTTCAGGTTCTGATTGCGGTTGACGCTGACAATGCAGGAGGTCACATCCCCGATCAGTCCGGCGTCGATGATCTGGCGGGCCGTCTGGATTCCCGCGCCCAGCACAGTATCAGGGGCGCAGCCAAGGTACAGTCCCTTCCGGTTTGCCAGCTCCACCAGCTCCTGGGCCTGCCACAGCTCCGCCGTCATGGTCTTCTCGGTGAACACATGTTTACCCGCTTCCAGCATTTTCTTAATGACATCATAATGGGCAACCGGTCCGGTCAGGTTCACAACAAGCTCAATTTCATCGCAGGCGGCGATTTCATCAAGTGTCATCACCCGCTCAATGCCATAGGTCTTTGCCTTTTCCTCCGCCTTTTCCCTGTGATGATTGCATACGGCAACCAGATCGATGATATAAAAGAGGTCTTTCAGGTTGCGCAGATAGATGTTGCTGATCATGCCGCAGCCGACGACTGCCGTTTTTACCTTCTTAACGTTTTCCATTGTCCCCGCCCTTTCTGTTTTGATTGGACATGCTTTTATTATACATTTGTTTTCAGAAAGTGCAATGTTATTTACATTTTTTCCGAGAATAATTAAAAATATATGAATCAGCTGATTCACTATTGAAAGTTCACAGGATTCGGCATATAATACCATCGTAATCGTCCCCGTCAGGCGGATGATGGAATCAAGATCGTCAGCAAGGAGAACAAGATGAACACGGAATACTTTGCCGATTTTACCGGCATCCTGAAGCAGGAGCTCGTCCCCGCCCTGGGCTGCACAGAGCCCATTGCCATCGCGTTTGCCGCCGCGAAAGCGAGGCAGGTGCTGGGCGCGCTGCCGGAACGCATGATCGCCTCCTGCAGCGGCAACATCATCAAGAACGTAAAGAGCGTGATCGTCCCTTCCACCGACGGCATGAAGGGCATTTCCGTCAGCGCCATCATTGGCGTGGTGGGCGGCGATCCCTCTTTAAATTTAGAGGTACTGACCAGGGTCACCGGGGAGCAGATCCAGGAAGCAAAGGCGCTGGAGGCCAGGCATATCTGCGAAGTCAGGCTTTTGGAGAACGTCCCCAACCTGGATATCATCATTGAAGCCTTCCACGGCGGCGATTCCGCTCTGGTGGAACTGCGCAATGCCCATACCAATATCTACCGCATTGAGAAAAACGGGGAGGTGCTCTTCCAGTCCGACTGCGCCGACAGTGTGGACAGCCACGAACACGATCCCTCCCTGCTGACGCTGGAACGGATCAAGTACTACGCGGAAAATGTTGACCTTGCCGAAATCCAGGACACCCTGCGCCGTCAGCTTTCCTGCAATCTGGAGATCGCCCAGGAGGGCATGACCCGAAGCTACGGCGCCAACGTGGGGAAAACCATCCTGCGGCACTTTGGCAGCCACTGGGAGGAAATGGCCTGCGCCTATGCGGCCGCCGGTTCCGACGCCCGTATGAGCGGCTGCTGTCTGCCCGTGGTCATCAATTCCGGCAGCGGCAACCAGGGCATCACAGCCTCCGTTCCCGTCTACATATATGCCCAAAATAAGCACGTTGACGAGGAAAAAATGCTGCGCGCGCTGGCTTTCAGCAATCTTGTGGCCATCTATCAAAAGCAGAAGCTGGGAAAGCTCTCCGCCTTCTGCGGCGCTGTCTGTGCGGCCACCGGTGCCGGCGCCGCCATCACCTTCCTCAGCGGCGGCACGATGGAGCAGATCAGCGACACCATCACCAATACCCTCGCCAACATCTCCGGCATCGTCTGCGACGGTGCCAAGTCCTCCTGCGCCGCCAAGATCGCCACTTCCGTCCACGCGGCCATCACCGCCCACTACATGTCCATGGACGACTATGTCTTCCAGCCCGGTGAAGGTCTGGTCCGCGAAACCCTGGAGGAAACCATCTCCGCCTACACCACCATGGGCCGCGTCGGCATGAAGGACACCGACATTGCGATCCTCAATATGATGATCTCCTGATTTTTTGTCGTATTTGCCCAATTTGAGCATGCAAATATTGGGTACAATCCCGTATTTTTGAAAAAGCGCATTTTTCTGTTTGCATTCTCAAAAAGGCGTGATATAATTTCACTGTAAGCAAATTGGAAACGATTCCAATTTGTGAAAACAACTTATTAGGAGGAAATATTCATGAAGAAGATCATTGCCCTGCTGCTGGCCGTTGTGATGGTCATGGGCCTGGCTGCCGTTGCTTCCGCGGAAGACACCGGCTCCGTCTACTACCTGAACTTCAAGCCCGAAGCCGACGCCGCCTGGCAGGCTCTGGCCAAGACCTACACCGAGCAGACCGGTGTTGAGGTGAAGGTCGTCACCGCCGCTTCCGGCACCTATTCCGACACCCTGACCGCCGAGATGGCCAAGTCCGATGCTCCCACCCTGTTCCAGTGCGGCAACGCCCAGGGTCTGCTGGACTGGAATGACTACTGCCTGGATCTGACCGGCACCGATTTCGCTGCCGAGCTGACCACCAACGACTTTAACCTGTACGACGAGACCGGCGCTCTGAAGTGCGTTGGCTACTGCTACGAGGCTTTCGGCATCATCGTCAACAAGGCCCTGCTGGAAAAGGCCGGCCACTCCCTTGACGAGATCAAGGACTTCGCTTCCCTGAAGGCCGTTGCGGAAGACATCCACGCCAACGCTGAGGCTCTGGGCTTCGACGCTTTCAGCGCCTCCGGCCTGGACAGCTCCTCCTCCTGGCGTTTCTCCGGCCACCTGGCCAACATGCCCCTGTTCTATGAGTTCCGTGACGACGGCGTGACCGAGCAGCCCGCCACCGTGACCGGCGCTTACCTGGATAACTACCGCAACATCTGGGATCTGTACATCAACAACTCCTCCGCCGACAAGGCGACCCTGTCCACCAGCACCGGTGACGAGTCCACCGCGCAGTTCAAGGAAGGCAAGGCTGTCTTCTATCAGAACGGCTCCTGGGAGTACGCCGGCCTGATCGACGCCGGTCTGAAGGCGGAAGACCTGACCATGATCCCCATCTACTGCGGTGTGGAAGGCGAAGAGAACTCCGGCCTGTGCTGCGGCACCGAGAACTGCTGGGCCGTCAACGCCAAGGCTTCCGAGGCTGACATCCAGGCTACCCTGGACTTCCTGACCTGGGTTGTCACCTCCGACGAGGGCACCGAAATGATGGCCAAGGAATTCGGCCCCATCCCCTTCAAGAGCGCCAAGACCCCCGAGAACGTGTTCTTCGCCGCTGCCAACGACTACACCGCCGCCGGCAACTACGTTGTGACCTGGGCCTTCAACCACACCCCCAATGTTGATAACTGGAGAGCTACCCTGGTGACCGCTCTGGCTGCTTACTCGGCAGATCAGTCCGATGCCAACTGGGCGAAGGTTACCGAAGCATTCGTGGACGGCTGGGCTTACGAGTACAACATGCAGAACGGCTAATCCCCGATAACCACCTTAGGGCGGGCGTTTGCCCGCCCTATTTCAATACTTCCGTTCCGGAAACGAAAGAGAGGAATCTGTTGTGGCCAAAAAGAAAGCCATCAAGGACAGCAGCACCCTGATCCGCCGCCCCATGAAGCGGTGGGCTCCGCTGTTCCTGCTGCCCACCTTTGCAGCCTTCTGCATCGGTTTTATCTGGCCCTTCCTGCAGGGCATTTATCTTTCCTTCTGTAATTTCAACACCCCCAGAGACGCCAAATGGGTCGGCTTTGCCAACTATGTCAAAGCCTTCAAGGACGCCGGATTTATCCATGCCTTTTGGAACACTGCCGCCTTTGCCGTGGTTTCCATCATCCTGATCAATACTGTCGCGTTCTTCATCGCCTATGCCCTGACCCAGCGGATGCGTGGCGCGAATCTGTACCGCACCGTGTTCTTCATGCCCAACCTGATCGGCGGCGTGGTGCTCGGTTACATCTGGAGTATGATCTTCGACGGCATTCTGAAGCGCTACTCCACCTACCTGACCGCCAACCCCACCTATGGCTTCTGGGGTCTGGTGATCCTGGTGGCCTGGCAGCAGATCGGCTATATGATGATCATTTACATCGCGGGACTGCAGTCCGTGCCGGAGGATATGCTGGAGGCCGCCAAGATCGACGGCGCCACCGGCTCCCAGACCCTGTTCCGGGTGGTGATCCCCAATGTGATGCCCTCCATCACCATCTGCACCTTCCTGACGCTGACCAACTCCTTCAAGCTCTTCGACCAGAACATGGCGCTGACCGGCGGTATGCCCAGCATCATGTCCGGCGGTGCGAAAATCAACACCACCGAGCTGCTGGCCCTGAACATCTACTCCACCTATAACATCAACGCCAAGTGGCACGGGGCCGCCCAGGCCAAGGCAGTGGTGTTCTTCATTCTGGTGGCCGTTCTGGCGCTGGCCCAGCAGGCCGCGACCCGCAGAAAGGAGATTCAGCAGTGATGAAGAAAAAGAATACGCTCTACACACCCTTGAGCAAGGTGCTGACCGTCTGCTTTGGGCTGCTGTGCATCGCCTGGATCATGCCCATCGTGGAGGTTCTGATCAATTCCTTCAAGACCAACAACGCCGTCAACATGGACCCCTTTGCCCTGCCCAACAGCGAGACCTTTACGGGCTTCGGCAACTACATCAAGGGCATGACCTTCGGCAACTATCCCTTCCTCAAGTCCGTCGGCTACAGCCTGTTCATCACGGTGGCCTCCGTGTTCCTGATCCTGCTGTTCTGCTCCATGACCGCGTGGTACATTGCCCGGGTCCAGAGCACGGCGGCCAAAATCTTCTACTACCTCAGCCTGTTCTCCATGATCGTTCCCTTCCAGATGGTCATGTTCACCCTGACCTTCACCGCCGACCAGCTGAAGCTGAACACGCCTTACACCATTCCCATTGTCTACCTTGGATTTGGCGCGGGTCTGGCCATCTTTATGTTCGTGGGCTTCGTCAAGGGACTGCCGGTAGAAATTGAGGAAGCAGCCGCCATTGATGGCTGCAACCCCTTCCAGACCTTCTTCCGGGTGGTGCTGCCCATGCTGAAGCCCACGCTGATCAGCGTCGGCATTCTGGAGCTGATGTGGGTGTGGAACGACTATCTGCTTCCATATCTGGTTCTGGACCGCACCAAATACATGACAATCCCCATCCATGTCCAGTACCTGAAGGGAAGCTACGGCACTGTGGATCTGGGCGCGACCATGGCCGTCATCATGCTGAGCATCATCCCCATCATCATTGTCTATATGTTCTGCCAGAAGCACATCATCAAGGGTGTGGCTGCCGGAGCGGTCAAGGGCTGATATGACCATCAAGGATCTGGCAAAGCTCTCCGGCTACAGCCTGGGCACCGTGTCCCGGGCGCTGAACCATCAGCCCAATGTCAGCCCCAGGGCAAGGGAAAAAATTCTGGCTCTTGCCCAGCAATATGGCTACGAGATCAATGCCAACGCCCAAAGCCTGAAAATACAGAACAGCAGCGCCCTGCTGGTGATCGTGAAGGGCCGCGCAAACGTTCTGTTTGCCGACCTGGTTGAAAAAACCCAGCAGCTGGCTGCCCAGGAGGATCAGCCGCTGCTGGTGGACTACATTGATGAGGACGACAACGAGGTACGCCGGGCCGTTCAGCTCTGCCGGGAGAAAAAGCCGCGGGGAATCCTGTTTTTCGGCGGCACCACCCAGAATTTCCTGACGGATTTTGAAAAAATTTCCCTGCCCGCCGTCCTGGTCACCAACTCCGCCAAAGGGCTGCCCTTTGAGCGGCTTTCCAGCGTGACCACCGACGACGCGGAAGGGGCCCGTCAGGCTACCGCTCTGCTGATTCGCAGCGGCCACCGCCGCATCGGCGTGATCGGCGGCGACCCGGAGGTATCCGAGATCAGTAAGAACCGGCTGTCCGGTTGTCAAAAAGCCTTTGAAAACACGAGCGCCTCCCTGGCGCGGTACGCTTCCGCCCGATTCTCCTTTGAAAGCGGCTATCAGGCCATGGAGCAGCTGCTGCGCGATGATCCCCAAATTACCGCTGTGTTCGCCATGTCCGACGTGATGGCGGTGGGGGCCATCCGATGCATTCAGGATCACGGCCTGCAGGTTCCGGGGGATATTTCCGTGGCCGGCTTTGACGGCCTGCCCTATGGGCAGTACTACGCCCCCAGGCTTGCCACCGTGGCCCAGTCCATTGAGGAATTGGCCCGGGCCAGCTATCGGATGCTCCAGGACGCCCTGCGCGGCGACCCCTCCCAGCACATCACCGTTCCCTTTACCCTCGAGCGCGGTGAGAGCATCGCCCAAAAATAATACCGCCCCGGATGCCTGGCATCCGGGGCAAATTTCATGCAGTCAGCTGATCCTCTCGTATTCCGGGTCGGACTGGACGGCATGGTGGTAGATTTTTTCCAACTGGCTGTCAATGAGGGCGCAGGTCTCGGCGCACCTCAGCAGCGCCCGGTTGTCCTGGTCAGAGATTTTGACATCCTTTTTGTACCGGATGCGGTGCTCCGTGCTGGCCCACAGGTCCATGGCCAGGGTGCGCATCTGCACCTCCACCTTCATCAGCTTTTTTTCGTCGTGCAGGAAGATCGGCACGCTGACGATCAGGTGCAGACTGCGGTAGCCGTTTTCCTTGGGATTTGCGATGTAATCCTTTTTCGCAAATAAAACCGACTCAAATATATGAGGTTTTATAGATTCTTAAAAAGGTCTCTGTGGCAAATAATGAAGTTATTTCAGAAGAATATCTTTTTGTTCCTTCTTACATCACTTGGATGCTTTGGTGTAAATTGGTGTGTAAAATCTAGCTCAAGCAATTGTGATTTTTCCTTCCAACTTAGCGAATGCAGAAATCTTTTTTTCTTTGGTTGCCTCATTATAGATATCCATTGTAGTCTCGATGCTGCGGTGCCCCATGATTTCCTGAATGACTTTTAGATTACTCTCGTTCTCACACAGCCTGGTACAGAATGTATGACGGAGATTATGGCAGCTAAAATTTGGGAGGGGAACTTCGGTATCTTCTGCGTTCGCATCTCGAATGATTCTGGCAAGCGCCCGGTTGACACCGTTCAGTTTCAGAAGCTCTCCATAGCGATTCTGAAATATAAAGTCCGAGAAACCATCAACCTCGCACGCAATCTTTCCGTTCTTCAGTTGCCATGCTCTCTGATAGAGCAGTGCCTCCTTTACCTGGGAGAACATCGGGATTATACGAATACCGCTCTCGGTTTTTGGGGTGGTGACGTGGAATGCCATCTTACCGTCCATACCTTGACGATAGACGAGGGTGTGGTTTATATCGATAATGTTGTTATCGAAGTCACAGTCGCACCAACGTAGACCGAGAATCTCTCCGATACGACCACCCGTTCCAAGTAACACTGTAAATAACGGCATCCAATGGGAATACGTTTTAGACCCAGATACAAACTCAACAAATCGTTTTTGCTGTAGTTCGGTCAAAGCGTGTCGTTTTGGTTTCTCCCAATTGCAGCTTTTCTTTAGATCGGCGAGAACCCCGTTAGTAGGATTTAATCGTATGTAACCATCTCGTACGCAAGTCTCAAAGACGGGATGAAGAACGTTTTGGATCGTCTCCACACTGTTTGGCTTAAAATCAAGCTCTGTAATCAGATGAATATAAAATTTCTTTATATCGGTGTAATGGATACTGTTGATCTTGCGTAGTCCAAGGTCATTCCGAACATACTTGGTATACATGTAAACGTAGTTCTGCCGTGTGGATTCTTTTAATTCGTACTTGAGCGAAATATAATCATCGTAAAACTGGTTCAGGGTTGTGGAAGAAGCCTTGTGACGGTCGATCCCGTCTTTCAAATCAGAGAGGATTTCTTTCTCCTGTTCGCGAAGTGGAATACAATCTCTTTTACCAGTAGGAAGTTTATCGGTTGCCACCAACTTCCAACTATATACACACCTCCTGATGTTCCTCATATCGTTGTAACGATACATATACTGTCCGTCTGAGCGCTGAGATTCGCCATCCCTCAGAATGCGCCCTCTATTGTCTTTCCTTTTTTCAGACATGATGCCTCCTGTCTGAACCTACCGTATCGGGAATATTGTAGCACACCAGCATGTTCAAATCAACTCGCTTTCGTCCACAAACTTTTCAAACTTTTTTCGTTTGATTTGTGGGCGGTTTCCATTCCACAAAATATAATCAGCAGATTCGTTCTCCTGAATCAGCCGCCGAAGCTTGTTTTCCCCGATACGAAAATATATGGCTGCTTCCTCAATAGACAATGTGTATTTTTCCCATATTGGAATTTGAATCACGATTCTTCCTCCTTTGTTTGAGCAAAAAGAAAGAGGGAATGCATTTTACGCACCCCCTCAGTCTTCATGCTAGGAATATACCATATATTTCCGTCACCTGCGTATGGTATTTTCTATCCTAGATTAAACACGCTATTCTAGGATAGAAAACGGAGAATTCTTTAATCGGCGCGAGGTGCAGTATAGGTCATAGCATTGTCGCTATCGGACAGGCCCTTGGTAGTGGGATCATTCACAACACCGATGATCGTCAGAAGAACAAAGATCTGCCGAATGATGGTGAGAATCTGGTCGCCCTTCTGACTCAGATCCAGAGTGTAGCCGCAAAGTGCAGCAAACCCCTCAATCAGAAGAGCCATGGCCGGAACAAATGCGATCCAGAAATTGATGTTCAGAAGACGAACACGCCAGTTGATTTTTGTCATAAATATTACCCTCTTTCTTCAAATTTGTCCATTCGATGTTCGAGCGATTCGATCCGCTGTTCAACCGCAGGCATTCGCTGAGCGAAGTTGTTATGCTTACGGACCTCCTCGGTCAGAGCATTCAGCTTTGTATCGGTGACTGCCTGATTGATGCGAATGGCTGATTCTGTCTTGTTGGATGTGGTGATGCAGGTAATGATAACTCCGATTAAGGTGAGGCCACCTGTGATGAGTGCCACGACAATTGCTTCGGTCATATCGCTTACCTCCATATTACAGCTCGATGCCTTCCACGACCGCACGCATTTCAAGAATATGCAGATACGAGTCCATCGCACTCAGCTGCTGCTTCAGCATAGAAACCGGGCAGTCATGCTTGGGTTCCGGTGGTTTCTTAACGTTGGGCAACAGCTTGACGGCTTCATAAGCATCGATTTTGGTGATGTAAGCACCCAGCTTTTCCCGACGAATCTTGGTCTGATGGTATTCGGCTTTGAATCGCTCTTTGTAGTCCTCACTGGACATCATTTCGATAGTGTCTTTCAGGTCCATTTTGAAGTTCCTTCCTTAATTATCTTCCGACTTTGGGAATGTCGAAATGCACATTGGTGGAATTGATACAATAACTGTATCGATGGTTGGGTTGCTGGCTGACAAACTGCCGCAGCGTTTCGGAGTCAACGCCCTCAATCCGAAGATCGATTGCCTCGCCGTACATGTGCTGACTGTTGCCTACGCCGCCCTCGTGCGCATTCCATTTCTGGCAGCGCAGGCCAGAAACAACGTGAGCGGGCTTGCCGAAATGTTTTCGGGCTGCATCGGCAATTCTGACGACAGCCTCCTTCATCTCATTCGGACGGCCATTGCAATAACGACCGCCGCATTTGCAGTTGAATTCCTCCGGCTCGAAATATTCGATCTCGTCCCAAAAATCGCCGGTTTTCGGTTTTTCGGCGGTTGTTGGCAGAGTATCCTCCTTATCCCCACACACCACGGGGTTCATTATCCCAGCCACAGCGCCTTTAAGAGCTTTCTGCGTCTGATCTCCGGGAATGCCATCAGGAGTAAGACCGTAATCTGCCTGGAAGGTTCGAACAGCAGCCTTTGTGCGCGGCCCCAGTTCGCCATCAATTTCACCAGGAGAATACCCGAGATATTCCAGCAAAAGCTGAATTTGTTTTATGCTCATGGCAATACCTCACATTTCCATAGGTTTGCATAAAATACATCCATTCGTTGTAAGAGTTTCTTGCTGTTTCCTTTATTTGCGTGGTTACGCCAAGCGTTATAGCACTCATCGACTTTTTCGCGAGGCATTTCACCTTTTATAGCTTTGTGAACCATTTTGACGAGCTTCTTACGCTCATGCTTCACATTCTGCGGGTTGAGAGTCATGATGACTTTTCCGGTCTTAGTAGGCCGAAAGAAAAATCCAAGGAACATAAATCCTTCCGATAACTTGGTTATATCGGTCTTTTTTGTGTTGAATTTACACCCATACTGCATCAGCATTTGAGCTATCTTCACTTTACACTCCAAGAGGTACTGCTTGTTCGGATGAATCAAGATAAAATCATCCATATATCGAAGATAATACTTGATATGTAGTACCTCTTTGATGTAGTGATCAACGGCGTTGAGAATTCCAATCCCGGCAATCTGGATCATCTGACTTCCCGGATCGTAACCGACATCCGAGTCGCGCTGATTGTCCAATATGGTTTCGGCTTGTTGGAACGACCAGCCGTTGATAACTTTCTTGAAACAGTCTTTTACAACTTGATGCGACATATTTGGATAATAACCTTTCACGTCGCACTTCAACACATAACCCTCAAGTCTGTACTTCCTGTAAAACTTTTGAAGGAAGCACACGATTCTACCGCGAGCTTTATCGGGACCTTTACCGGTCTGACAAGCCATGTTGTCATAGATAAAACTGCGGCTGATTCTTGGATAAATGATATTATCATTCAAGCTTCTTTGAAATACGCGGTCACGAAATGGAATACTCGTGATTGTACGTTCTTTTGGATATGTAACTTTGAAACGCTTCCCTTTTCGCTGCTTATAAGTTCCCTTAAAAAGCTGTCGCTCCAGTTTTAACGTTTCGTCAGTTGAATTCAAATAGAACTGAGCAGGAGTATCTTTCCATTTCACACCTTTGACGCAGGTGTCCGCTGACTTGGACAAAGGCTCAAAACCAGCAACTAATTCAAAGTCTCCGGAGTGAATAGATCCACTGTCACTCATAGCAACAGGATCATCTCCTTCGTATTGTTTTGCCCTATTTGGCACGGCATTCGGCTCCTTGTGTCAGATTAGAGGCGCACCGGTTCTATGAATCGGGCAGGTTGCTTCTGAAACGACGCAATCCGGGGAGAAACGATTCGCATTGTAGGCGTTGTTGTTGTTGACATTACCGGAAGAATTGACATTCCACGTATTATTCGCATTACCTCGATTCGCACTACGCAAGCGGACGTTCTGAGACCAGCCTACAGCCTTAGTTACAAGCACATTCTTCGGAATACCGCTTCTCATCAGCTTCAGCCCATGCGACTGCTTTATTTCGAACGTGGACAATTAGTGAACCCCAATATTTCATCCGTTTCGCAGATAAATGAAGGGTTCTCTTCGCCAGTTCAGAGAGATCATACAGAGTTTTAATGTGGTCGATTGCCTCATATTGGGCCTTTCGTCTTCGTTCCCAATCTTCTGCTTGATAACAGGTGCCAACACGAACTACAATGTGATTGGCTCGTCGAATGCAGAGAAACGTATCGATTGCCAAGGAGTTGATCTTGTCCGTGAGAGACTCTTTGTACACAGGGAGAAAAACGTTTTCATTAGCTGTGATTGTTAGAGTATAGAGAGCAAGTTCCTCGGCTTTAATATCCAAATGAAACTTTCCTTCTTTTCGTTCCCCAGCAGGAACTGACATACGGCATTCCTCCATAAATATAACGAAAAAGGGCAGACAGCTTTTTACAGCACATCTGCCCAGTTCAGTTGAAAATTTTATTCGACAGTGGTTGCGGATTCAGCCAGCTTTTTCTGAACCTGATCGTGCCACAAAGCGGGGATCTGATCCAGCCTCAGACGACCGTTATTGATCATCTTTACATAGAAATCTACCATTCTGAATTACCTCCTTTAAGGTTAATCCCGTCCATACGGGTTTTCAGATCGGCGACCATATTGCCGAGTTCGGCAATGGCCTCCATGGTGCAGGACGACACGTCGCCAAGATCGACCAATGCGCCGCCGGTGGATT